CAAAGGACAAATTTGGACTTCATCATTCGTTCATAAAACTTGTTTTGGTTGACGTTGTTCTCCTTCGTCACCCAAACACAACCTTCGAACGTCTGTCGGCACACATCCCTCAAAACTCGAGCAGTCTTGTGAGCTATAAACTTATCCATATATCCACCTACATTCATATAGCATAGTATGTTCCGCCCCCCTGGAGCATTAGGTGCAAGCATCTCAGGGTGCTTGAAGCCAAGAGGGATTCGAGTAACTATTGGATCAGTAACCTCAGAGTTGACTGCGTACACGTGCAGCAGGTTGTGGCGCAGAGCACTGAACATAATCCAGGTGAATGGTCGATCCGTATTCGCCCATATGAGCTCAAACTTTTTAGGGTGTGCAGCAAGATGTTCAACGTTAAACTCCCAGTTCAGATCCTCACCATTCATATAGATACGAGTCGCTTCAGGGTCGATAGTCACCTTCTCATCAATCACATATGTACACAGGGAAGCTAGTCCCTCAGGTGAAATAAGCATCTAGAAGAAAGAGCCTCTTTCTTTTTAATGGTGGTATTTCAGGTTGTAGCCTGGGATGCTCGAGATGTCGAAGACGAGTATACAATCACTGCTTACGGAAGAACACCAGAAGGTGCTTCTGTTGCCCTATCGTTTGCATTTCAGCCTTATCTCTTTGTGCGTTCATCAGACATGGGGAGCTTTGCAACGTACAAGACTGTAAAGACTCGGGAGTTTGTAGAGGCGAAGGATCTTTGGGGGTTTCAAAACTCAACCAAGGTGAAGTTTGTCAAGCTCGGTTTCAAAACTCTGAAGGATATGAAATTTGCCGAGTCAAACCTCCGTCGGCGGTATGCTGGAGCCAAGAAGAACCAGCACTTCATCTATGAGGCGAACATCGATCCTCTTTTGCGTTTTATGCACCGCACAGGCATCTCATCAACTGGCTGGATCAATACGGGTACCATGTGCATCCGGTCCTACAACAACAATTGTACATTCGATCTGTACTGCCAGGACTGGAAGTCGCTCAAGCCCGTGGAGCGCGACGATATTGCTCCTCTGAGGATCATGTCTCTCGACATTGAATGCTTCTCAGCCGATGGAAGCTTCCCAGACCCAGAAAAGGAGGACAATGTGGTGTTTCAGATTGGAATGACAACCAAGGTGTTTGGTAAGTCTGAGTACATCGATCGCACCTGTCTCTGTCTCAAACGTACAATGTCGTACAACGCCAAGTCTTTTACAACCGAGAAGGATCTCTTGTGCGCTTTCCAAGAGCACCTCCAGAAAATTGACCCTGACATCATCACCGGGTGGAACTTATTTGGGTTTGACCTCGAGTATCTCTACAAGCGTCTTGGAATTTCAGGGTGCACACCAGATGCGTATGTATGGGGGCGCCAAAAGGAGCGGACGGTGGATCTCGTCATCAAGAATCTGGCGAGCAATGCACTCGGTAACAACATGCTCAAGATGGTGCCAATGTGTGGCCGGTATGTGTTTGACCTGTTCCAGGATGTGAAGCGCGAGCACAAGCTCGAGAGCTACTCCCTGAACAACGTATCGAAGCACTTTCTGAAGGATCAGAAGAATGACATGCCTGTCAAGGAGATTTTCAAGCGATATGCGGATGGAGACGCTCATCTGCTCGGTGAGGTGGCTGACTATTGTATCAAGGATACAGAGCTTCCACACGATCTGATGACCAAGCTTTGCACCATTCAGAATTTGATTGAGATGGCAAAGGCGACTTGGGTACCTCTGAGCTTTCTGAGCGAGCGTGGTCAGCAAATCAAGGTGTTTTCGCAGATGACTCGCAAGGCGCGCGAGCTCGGTTTCATGGTTCCGACAATTCCATACAAGCGCGAGAAGGATCCGGCGGATGAAGAAAAGTATCAGGGTGCGACTGTGCTAGATGCTCAGACTGGCGCGTACTACGGACCAATCACAGCACTCGATTTCGCGAGTCTGTACCCCAGCATCATGTGCGCCCACAATCTCTGCTACTCGAGTCTGGTGATGGACCCCAAGTATGACAACCTTCCTGACGTCCAGTACGAGCAGTATGGGCCATACAAGTTTGCACAGGGTACTCAGTCTCTGCTTCCAGCCATTCTGACTGAGCTCAAGGAGTTTCGCAAAAAGGCGAAGAAGGATATGGCGGCTGCGGAAGGAACACCTATGGAAGCGGTCTACAATGGCAAGCAGCTCGCGTACAAGATTTCGATGAATTCAGTCTATGGCTTTACTGGGGCTGTTGGGGGTGGTATACTTCCCTTGGTTGCCATCGCTTCTACTGTGACTATGCGAGGCCGCCAGATGATTGAAGAGACGAGGGACTATGTCGAGGCGAACTTTCCTGGGGCCAAGGTGCGCTACGGTGACACTGACTCTGTGATGGTTGAGTTTGATGTCGGTGACCGCAAGGGTCAGGAGGCGATCGACTACTCGTGGGTTCAAGGTGAACAGGCGGCTGAGGCGTGTACCAAACTCTTCAAGGCTCCGAACGATCTCGAGCTCGAAAAGGTGTACTGCCCTTACTTTCTGTACTCGAAGAAGCGCTACGCCGCCAAGATGTACGAGAAGGACAAGCAGGGTAACATCGCATTCAAAAAGATTGACGTCAAGGGTCTACAGGTTGTTCGTCGCGACAACTGCTTGTATGTGCGCGAAGTCTGCACGGCTGTTCTAGGTCATATCCTCGAAGGTAGTGACCCTGCCCCGGCGATTCGAGAGGCGAAGGCGGCGGCAAAGGAGCTCTTGGCCGGCCGCGTCCCGATGGAGAAGCTCACATTGAGTAAGCAACTCGGCTCAGATTACAAGAGTAATAACCATACACATTTGACTGTTCGCGACAAGATTCGTCAGAGAGCACCAGGATCTGAGCCGCAGCAGGGTGATCGGGTCCAGTATGTAATTGTCGAAGGACCAAAAAAGGCGAAGCTTTATGAAAAGTCCGAGGATCCAGCATGGGTCCGCGAGCACGGAATCAAGCTAGATTACAACTACTACTTTTCCAACCAACTCAAGAACCCCATCACCGATCTTCTGGAACCACTCATCGGTGAGATGAATATTTTTCAAGACATGTAATAGATGCACAGCACACTTGTATTGACATCGCTCCTCATAGCATTTATTTGGGCTATAAATTCAGTCGCCCAGAAACATGCTATGAACAACATGAGTTACCCCACCGCAATGGCTATATTCGCCGTAATGTACTTTACAGTTATGCTGTTGTACATGGGACATCACAAAGAGCTCATTAGCAAGGAGATCAAGAACATCATACCTTCGGCTATTTTGCTGATGATGGCTGCAGTCATACTGAACTTTATCGCCAATGTCCTGTACTTCAGACTTGTCAAGGCGAATGGTGTTTCAATTGTGACGGCTCTGACTTCAACCATGCCCATCTTTGTTGCTCTTCTGTCATTCATAGTGCTTCGGGAGAATATGACACCCAAGCACATTGCGGGTATTGCAGCTATTGTTGGGGGTGTTGTATTAATTTCGCAGTAGATAGAAATGCTTTCCGTTCCATTCATCGCAGAGTTTCTTGCAACCTTCTTCTTTCTGTCCACGATCCTGATTTCAGGTCAGCCAGTACAGATTGCAGCAGCACTCTTGGCTGCAATTGCCATCGCAGGCCCCCTGAGCGGTGGCCACCTGAACCCAGCCGTCAGCACCGCCTTTTTCATGAAGGGCGACCTGTCTCTGGGCAAGTTTGGCGGCTATGTTGTGGCCCAGATCCTGGGTGCAATTGCAGCCATTACCTTTTCCAACTATGTAAAGAAGAACCGCGCTTAGATTATATGGAGGCACGTATAGCCCAGATGATTGAGGAAGAGGTGGAGCGTCGGGTGAATGACAAGCTCACCAAGGTTCTGGAGTACATCTCACAGACATATGATGTGTCGATCAAGCAGCTCATGAAGGATTCCGCAACAATCAATCCTATGAGCGAGACCTGTCTTGGTCTCACCGCCAAGAACAAGCGCTGCGGAAACAAGGCGTGCAAGAATTCAAGAAATGGCTATTGTTCGAGGCATCAGAGCCAAAAGCCAACTGTAGTCCGGACCGTCTCAACTACAACTTTACTAAATCCACACAATCACCCACCTTCACAACTCTTTGTAAAAGGTTGTCCGGGTTGTGACCGTCGACCGAGAACGAATATGTTGGTTGACTTCTAGCTTAGAGATTTTTGTCGCTTATATTTTAGGATGAGCAAGTCAGATGTGCTACTCCAGGCCATAACCAAGTTTTACCAAGATGAAAAGCATAGTCAGATTTTGCTCGATGTACTCAGCCACCGGAACGGTATATCTCTGCGAAATCTAGAGTATTTTGTGACCAACTACTCCAAGAAACATAACCTCACGTATACAACTCATGCGGGACGTCCGTTTACTGTGCACGTCGCGTACAAGTCGAGTCTCGATGGTTACTCGAAAAAGTTGTTTGATCCATTTTGCCGGACGGAGCGCATCACATTCAACATTAATAACCAAGATATTGTCACTACGGTAGCCCAGCTGAATTTCATCCGCTGGTGCATCATCAACGGTGTGATTCACTTTTTGATCAAAGAGAAGCGATCCGAGCATACCCATCCGCAATCGAAAGAGTTGTGTAGCCATAATAATACACAAACATGCTGTACTGAGACTGAAGTTCCACTGCATACTCTGGGTTGAAGTTGATGGTCAGGCGTGTAATATTAGACTTTAGTTTTGAAAAATCAATGTACCCACCCTGTGTGTACTCCTTTGGAGTCAAACCAAAGGAATACATGTATATATTCTTGATAGGTACGGTGAGACCAGAGTCCATAGGAACTTTGAAGCTGAAATAGAGGCCGGTGGCAAATGTAGACAAAATGTCGATGTTATTCAGAGTGATTTGTGCACTACTCAGAATGTCAATGTACTGACTCCTGATTCCGCTAAAGTTGGTGTAATTCACAGATGATGTGATAAAGTCGGTTGTGTATCCAAAAGAGTATCGAGCATCATAGAATCTCGTGTTGGTCTCGTACGATTTACGCTTTACAGCCCACAAGAGGAGGCTGACTGGGAATGCAGCAGTCAAAGGAACTCGGAATGCGTTGTTACTTCCGTCAGCCACTGAGAGGACCGCCTCCTTCTTCACCTTGTTCACCTTGAATTCATGAGGACTACTTTTGAAGTAGGCTCTCTCCTCTTCTGAAAGGTAAATCTCCTCAACTATCAGCTGAGGTTGACCCACCAAGTCTAGCTTTGTTGGGTTGTTGCAAAACCAGGACCACTCGTTAAACTCTATGACAATGTATACAATTTGATTCCACATGGCGCACATAGGCAGGAATGGCTTGTCCAGACGCTGCTTATTCTTTTCAAAGTGCGAATGACGCCTGCAAAAGAAGAAATCGAGAGGGATCATCATGTCAATCTGGCTGTTGCAGACGCTCGAGACGGTTGTACTCGTGGAAAGTAGATTTGCCCCACCATTGATGCATGAATTCATCGAGAGTCGCTCGTCAGCGTCAAGGAAAATCTGATCACGGATGATATACCAGTCATCAGTGAGCTCCTCGATGAGCTGACCATCTGCGAACAAAGACACCTTTTTTATGATAGCTCGGCCAATCTGATCAGTGTATCCATACGGGTTGAAATAGATGTTGCTCAATGGGAGTGCTGGAAGACTGCACTTAAGATGCATATTACCAATTAGGTCCCCCGTCTCCTTGGGCCGGAGCTCTACCCGAACCGTGTTCCCTATATACGCTGAACTAGACAGATTCACAACTCTCTGACCAATCGAGGCCCTGGAAGGCTTTGTGAATTGGTCAGAGAATGTGCGAGTGTTGCCGTCAAGATGCCCATCTTGAGGCCCGATTGCATTCAGGGCTATAATAGCTCCTTCACCAGAGGTGCCCCTCATCTAAAACAGAGACAGATTTTCTTTCCACATGTCGGACACGGGTTTTGTTGTTGTAACCGCGAGCTCAGTGCGCGTCTTCTGAGCCTCCGAGACCAACTTTTCAATATACTCTTGCGTGTACTCGTACGTTTTGGTATTCAGCAAGAGGTCAATCTGGGTAAACCCAAGAGTCTTTAGCTCATTCTCGAGCACAGCCTTCGGCTTTTTGAACACCACCAGCTGACTTGACACCACCAGCTGTACAAACCGCTTGCGCTCATCCAGTACCGCCAACTTTTGAGTCAGGACTTGGATGATGTGAGACTTGCGCTTTTTCAGATAGCTGTACCGGATAGTAAAGTAATCCATTAGAATATCAGTCACACAGCCATACTTTTTCGGTGTTCCATTGTGGATCAGGTACATGTTGCTCGTGTGGAAAGTCTTGCTGAGTGGAAGCTGAGTCTCCTTGGCTCCCCAAATCTTGAAATCCACCTTGTTCTCACTCGACTGATTCTCGTAGCGGACATCGAGCTTGTCCAACTTTTCCTTGAGATCCTGAGTCCACACACCTGGTGGAAGCTCTGTAACGTGCATGACATCACCACTCTTGGTGTAGATCGCCTTGGCCACCCACGTAGTCTGATTAAGACGCTCCACCTCGCCACGGAACCCTCGCCAGTATGGCTTCATACTCACGGGGGCCTCTCCGCGCATCATCCGCAAGATATTCTCCTTGATGTCGACAGGGTTGTATGGCGGAATGTTGCACGAAAACCCAGTCCCGATACCTTCAGCGCCATTCACCAGAACCATAGGAAGAACTGGTACGTAAAATAGAGGCTCCACCTTGTCACCATCCTCAATTGCATACTCCAAAATAGGATCGTCTCGCGCATCAAAGATGGACCGAGTCTGAGAGTTGAGCCGAGTGAAGATGTAACGTGGGCTCGCAGCATCCTTGCCACCCATCAGACGTGTGCCAAACTGACCAGATGGCTCGAGCAGATTCAGGTTGTTTGAGCCTGTAAAATTTTGAGCAAGCCCAATGATGGTACCCTGTAGGCTCTGCTCACCATGGTGGTACTGGGTCTGCTCAGCGACATACCCAGACAACTGAGCCACCTTCATGTCCGTCCCAAGGTTCTTCTTGAGGCAGGCGTAAATCACCTTGCGCTGACTCGGCTTCAGACCATCCATCACATGTGGGATGCTCCGATGAATATCCTCAGCAGAAAAGTTGACCAAGTCGCGCTTGACAAAGTCAGTGATACCAAGCTCCTTGATCTTTCCGTATGGAACTGCAAGACTCGGAGTCGCCATGTGACCCAGAAGCCACTCCTTCCGGTCATCCGACTGATCCTTGGCAAAGGCCAAACTCATACTCGTCTCGGAGTTTTCATCATACTTGAACCCAACTGTCAACTGCTCAATCTTTTTGAAGTACTCCTTCGCCTCGACCGATGTGCTCGTACCCAGACCCTTGTAGTACTTTACGGCACCCTTGATGTTTGACTTGCGAAAGTCATCCTCTGTAAAGAACCAAGTTGAACCAACCTTGATTACTGGGGTGACCATCGAACACAGAAACCCGAGCTTCAGAAGAGATGGCCAGAAGCAGATGATCATATTCAGAACCAGACCCTTGATGTGACTCCCATCGAGGTCCGCATCAGTCATGATCATAAGTCGGCCATATCGGAGATCCTTGATGGATGAGTATACCCGACCATGCTGCAGTCCGAGAATCTGCTTGAGGTGAGAAAACTCCTGATTGTCAGTGAGCTGCTTGACGCTCGCATCACGCACGTTGCGGGGCTTTCCGCGAAGAGGGAACACTCCATACTTGTCGCGACCCACCACCGAGAGACCAGCCACCGCCAAACTCTTGGCAGAGTCACCCTCTGTGATAATCAGGGTACACTGCTCACTCTTGGAGGTTCCAGCCCAGTTGGCATCGTCAAGCTTGGGAATGCCTGTGATGCGAGACTTTTTCGACCCATCCGTCTTTTTCAGCTCCTTCTTGAGCTTGACATCCTGCATCGCGCTCAGATGAGTCTCCAGACCAGACGCGAGGAGATCCTTGATAAACTTGGGCTTCAAATCCACCGCCGCCTTGATTTTGCTTGTGCATTCAGTCTTGGCCTGGCTTGAGAATGTAGGATTCACAATTGTCGACTTGACAAAGATGGAGAGACCACTACGAATCTGAGCAGGTGTTGCCGTCTTGCATTTTTTGCGCACCTCATTGACAATCTGGCTAATGACATGGTCGACGTGAGCTCCGCCCTTGGTTGTGCACACACCATTCACAAATGATACTTGCTGGAATGTGTCAGAGTAGGTGGCGAGAATCTCCCAGTTGTCCTGCTTGTGCTTGGCCCATGACTCGCACTCAGTCTCGTACATCTCAGCATACTCCTGAAAGTTACCCGCATCAATGTGTACATCATTCAGATACACCTTGCAGGAGCACCACATGGCTGCGTCATACACACGCTTCTCAAACAGCTTCTTAGTCTGATCGTACGTCACACCAAACTTTTCGTAGTCGGGTTGAAACTTGATCTGCACACTAGGCTTCGCCTTGGACTTGACGATGACTGGCTTTTCACACAAGCTCATGTTGTTGCGCCACATCTGGGTGTAAGTCTTGACTCCATCAGAAACCTCCACCTCGAACCACTTTGAAAAGATGTTGGTGAGTTTGGCACCATAGCCGTTCCGGCCGCCAGTCACTCGCTCGACATTGTCATCATAGTTGGAGCTCGTGAGGAGGTGGCCAAAGATGAGCTCGGGTGTGTACACACCCGTCTCAATGTGAATCTCGATGGGGATGGAGATGCCATTGTTCTTCACACTGATACTCGCAGAACTCAGACCAACGTCGATGCGCTTCACTTCTTTGGAATGCAGAGTATTTTGATCAATTGCATTGACGAGAATCTCATCAAAGATTTTCAGCAACCCCTGACTGACGGGGGAGGTTTTCTGAACAAAGTGGTCGCCATTTTCAACCACCCATACATGTTCCGTTTCGGGCACCACTGAACCGACATAAGAGTCTGGCCGCTTCAGAATGTGCTCTGTGTGGGTGAGCTTCTTGTACATTAGATATACAGTAGCTCGTATTTTTAAAGCTTCGCTGCAGCAAGCAGAATTGTAGCAACAGCCGACATTGTACTGATTGTCATGGAATCAAGCGTCACGTACAGAGCCTCAGCCGCATCCATAGCCTTGTGGTGCACGATGACGTCATCTAGACCAGATGGTACAATTGAAATGAGGGCGGTCCGTACAAAGTTTTTGCGAACCATAGAACCCGAACGCATAGCCCGCCTAATTGTTGGGTGCCTGGCCACCCGCCGAACATGCACACACACCTTCTTCGGTGAAACGATGCCTGGCATTTAACTTATATAGAATGCGATTTAAATCTTAAAGCTGATACTCACCTTTTATATATGAAAAGTGTTCGGGTGTTTGTTTTGTGTGCATTCCTGGCACATACAGCTCGCTGGTGCGCCGAATACCTCTACTGGACATATTGCGCTCGATCATTCTTCATGTCTTTCGTATCATATGGTTCTCCAATGTGCGAAACATTCAGAAGGGTTGCGCACACCAACCACCTCACTATAGTAGACGTAGCTGGGCGAGGCCTGGGATTACTAACCAATACATAAAGTAGAATAGTAGGGGGGTTTTCATATACTCGGATCCTGGCGTTTTCGAATAGTTCACCGCCTCCTTCATCCACTTGTCGAGTTCCTCCCATGTCATTGCTCGATCGGCACTCGGAGCTAGCCTAGCCCCTGAAACCTCTCTTGTTGTGACATGCTTGTACTTTCTCATAGTATGTGTATATTCATAGCATGCAAGGCACACTTTCCTAACCTTCGACCCAAACACCTTGTAGACGCTCTGGTTGAATGATAGATTCAAAGGTTTCTGAGTGTGCCATGAACATATCCAGTCGAGCTCGTGTTCAAAGTCGCAACTGAATGAAATGTCCATAGGAGCTTTGCAGAGATGGCATTTACACCCCCAGCTCATAAACATACGTTAAAAAGGGTGCCTGTTCTTAACCCAGGTTTGGAAGCCGACCCAAGCTGTAATAGCTAAAAATGCCTCCTTCTATGCTCGAGATTGCTCGCAAGGAGTTCCAGCGCGAGGTTCGCGCCTACGCCGACCCGCAAGCTCGGGTGACTCCGGCCCTTGCAGCGCCTCGCGTGGTCA